TTACATTCTACATCGGTCTGCTTGTCGTTTAAAAGAACTTTATTCTTTGAAGCCATTTTACTTACTCTCCTTCGCTGCTGCGGTTATCTCTGCTGATTCCTTTGCCAGCTGCTCGACTGCTGGCAATATGTCGGTGCCGGTGATGTACGAAACGGAGCAACGGCAGCCGACGTGCTGCGGTGTCGTGTCTACGCCACCCGCGAATGCTTCATCAATCGGGATAGGTCCCTGTGCCTCGTTGGCCTGGCACTCATCTGATACGCGGTCGTCCTGATTCGTAGACCACACCTTGTACTGCGCGCCGCGTGCCAGTGCGTCAAGCCGGTCGCCTTCACTAACTGCCATGTTCGATTCCTGCCGAGCAATCGTTTGCCTACGCTCCCTGAGTAGCCGCTGAAATTCGCGCTCCTCTGCGTTGGCAAGCTGAGACGGTGTCATATTCGTCTCGTCCAGCTCCTTGCGAAATTTCTCAAAAGCCTTAGCACGATTGCTGTCGAGGCCCTGCACTTCCTCCAGCCTGCGGGCGATGTCGCGCGGATTCAGGCCCTCGGCGATGCCCTCTGCAATCTTTTCGCCGACTGTGTTCAGGTCTGCCTTGCTCATAGATTCCAGCAGCGAATCCGCCGCAGTCTCGGCGAGCCGTGTCATCTGCTCGATGATGTCATCACTGTATTCGCCGCGAATCTGCGCGGCCAGCGTCTCGAAGTGCGCATTGACGATTCCCTCCCGCTGGCCCTCGTATTCCGCAAATAGGTACTGCGCCAACAGCGGCACGTCATCGGGGTCGAATGTGCCCAAGTCGAGCAGCTGCTTCGCCACTTCTTCCGGCGACCATGCCATCAGTTAGCCTGCCTATTCACGGCGCGGGCCAGCGCGCCGGTGCTTGCCAGCTGTCCGGCGATGTCCGGCGTACGCGTGATGGCCTCGAATCGCGGTGCAGCCTCGTCAGGAGTCAATGGCACACGCTGCGGTGTGGGTGCTTGTGTAGCCGGTGCAGCGGCAGCAGTAGCAGTAGCAGTTACCGCAGCGGCCTCCTGCTGGTCTTCACGGAGCTGGTCAAGCTGGTCTTCACTCCAGCCCTCGTCCCGCAGAATGTTGATGATAGGAATGCCCGCCTCTGTATTCGTCTTGCGCGTGGTCGCCTGCGTCTCTGGCTGCACCGTGTGCGGGTCCGCCCAGATGCATTCGACTCCAGCCGGGTCAACGGCGTTGCCGCGCAGCTGCATGCAGAACGTCATGGCCTCGGTCCACGTGTCGCCGATAATTTCTTGCAGCCGCTCGACCTTAGCAATCAGCGGGGCTTCCATCGTCTGCAATGCCTCGCCGGAAATGTTCGCGCCTTGGCCCTCGAAATAATGCCGAGGAATTCCGGTCAAGGCCGCGATGTCGTTGGTCAGGTTGCCCATCGGCTCCAAATAATTGGCAGGGGACCCAGCAGCGAAGGTGCCGACACTGGTGTCCTGCTCGCCCTCAGCTGCGGGCGGCAGCTTCAATAGCGTGCCGGGGCCCGATGGCAGCTTGCCGTCTTCGAAGCTGGCAATGGCCCATCGCTGATTGAATGCGCTGTACTCGCTGGTCACCATCATGTCGTTAAACAGCTTATTGATGGCGTCCTGAATAGACAGCACTCCTGCGGAGAGTTCACCCACCATCGTGCGCCGGTTCGTCCTGAAATGGAAGATCGGAATCCTGCCGTATGGGTTTCCCTCGGCTGCGTCGAGGACCCAGCTTGTATGCTCGCTCGGCTCCGTGTCAGAGTAGTAATGCTCGATGCTGTACTTGTAGTACAGGTCGATAAACCAGCGCTGCTTGCCTGTCTCGCTGCTGCCCTGCCATCGCTTGCAGCCGACACGCGGTGTATCCGGGTCGGCTTCGTCATAGATGACGTGGGCCTGTGTCGGGTCGTGGTAGTAAGCCTTGACCGTTCCGTCTGGCCGCGTCCATGCCACCAGATACGATTCGCCCGTGGTCAGGGCCGCTGTGATGACCTCGGTTGCAGACTTGCGCAGGCAGCTCTTCCACACTTCGGCCATAGCCTCTGCTGTGGCAGTGTCGTCGTTGGCCCACTCCTGCACCTTCATGCGGTTGCGCGTGGAGTCGATGATGACTTGGCACCAGTTTTTCTTGTACGGTGCCGAGTTGCCGAAGACCTCGCTGAATTTCTGATTCAGGTACGTGATCGGATGGTCGCCGTCATAGTATCGCCACCGCTTCACGTGGCCCGGTGCCTTTGCCAGCATGGCCTTGTTGCATAGCTGTACGTCTGTCATCATGCTACCTCGACGCGATTAACGCGCTTTTTCATGGTCGAGTAAACCGCATACCGTAGGGCCGCGATTGCGTGGTCATTTGTGCCGATTGGCTGGTCAAGGCTTTCGCCGTGCTTGTCTTCATCCCACGTGTATGACGCCATCTCCAAGTTAAAATTCGTATTCGCCGCATGCGTATAGATGGTCATGCCCTGCAATAGCGAGATGCTGGCTAGCAGACTGCCCTTACCCTTGACTGCGGACAGCACGCGGAAGCCCTGCCGAGCCAGCTCGGCGATACGGGCAGGCTCGGCGCTGTCGGCATATACCGCCGTCATCTTCTCGACGCCGCAGGCCCGCATGCGGTCGCCCAGCTGCGCGTTGGTTAGCTTTGTCTGATAAAGCACTTCACGGACGTACAGACTGCCAACGCGGCGTTTCCAGTCGATGTCCTTGAAGCCGACGTATATGATGGTGCTCGGGTCGTTGAATCCGAAGTCCATGCCATAAGCCGTCATGTCGAACTCTTCCGGGAACGTCTCCAGCATGACCGGCGGATTGAATATCAGGCCCTTCAGGATGCCCCATTCGCCTTCGCCATAGACGCGGTACATGTCGGGGCTGTGCCCGGCGAGGTCGGCCAGCATTTCCTTGTACTCGTCGTCGATAAACGGGTTGTCTGCGAACGTTGATTTGATGATGCTGGCTTTGTCGCTTGACTTGTCGAAGAATCGCTTCTTCAGCCAGTGCGTTGCCGATATCGGGTTGAACGTCAGCATGACCTGCTTATAGCCCGGCGTCTCGCCACGCAGCCGCAGGTCGATCTGATTCAGCTCGGCTTCGGACAGCTCCGTAGCCTCCTCAATCCATATGGACGTGACGCCGGATATGGACTTCAGCTTCTCCATATCGTCAAGGCCCTTGAAGATGATTTCGGAGCCGTTCGGGAACTTGATGCTCATTTCCGTAGTATTGATGCGGACCAGATCATATATGCCCCATTCGCTCAGCCGCGCCTTGATTTCGGCGAACATGGAGTCACGCAGCGTTCTGCCGATTTTCCGAATCAGCATGAATCGGTGCCGCTCGTGCAGGCATCGCAGCACGACCTTCTGGCTGGCAAATACCGACTTGCCTGACCCCGCGCCGCCGTAGAGAATCAGGTACCTGCTTGTGTCCCACAGTGCCGGATACTGCCGTGGCACCGTGCAGGCCTGCATGTCGATCTGCTCACTCGTATCGCTCATGGCAGTGGCTTGCCGCCGGGGAAGACGAAGGTCGGCATGATGATATTACCGCCTTGGTCTGCCTGCTTGTCCCAGCCCTTCAATTTAGCCAGCCGCTCGATGGCCTGTACTGGCGAAGCCAGACGCAGCTTAGTCACACGGACAGCCTTCTTGCCCTCCATGTCGATGCGCTGGTCAATGGACTGCACTGCCTCGGGGCAGTGCTCCTTGACTGCGGCCATGTCGATATTGCCGTCGGCATCGGTGTACGCACCCACCGTCCCCCGTGCGATTGAGGTCAGGATGCGGCAGGCTTCGTCGTGCTCCATGATGGCGGCAGACTGGCAGGAATCGCGTAATTCCTTAATTTTTGCCTTAATGTGAGGTCTGGTTAAGATATCACAGGCCTGCGTCCGTGCCGTTTTTTTGGAATAACCTGCACGAATAGCCGCCTGCATGCCGTTTGAGTCCTTTATGTACTCAATACAGAATGCAAGCTGTCTCTCTGACAAAGTACTTTTCATGTCTGACATTTTAACAGAAACGAGTACTTTTTGACAGAAAGCAGTTAAAAAAACAGCCCCCGACTTGACACTTGTCAGGCCGGGGGCTGCGGGATTGGGTTAGACGGCTGCAAAGTAGCCCGTTATTCCGTGACCCAGCATCCGCTGGAGTCGTCCCATAATCGCCTGTGCTGCGTTTTGTTCCTATCCTCGGCCTCATGCTTGGCTTTGAGTCTATTAAGCGCCTCACGCTCGCGCTGGGCGTCCTTGGTGGCAGCTGCGTTGCGTTCCTGGGAGCAGGTATCGGAGCATGTGACATTTCTGTCGCCCCGCGGCTTGCCGCACCAGACGCAGCTGGTGGATGGTTTATACTTTGACGGCTGGCAATCTCGCGAGCAGTATACGCGGTTGCGTCCGGCAGTGTCAGGCAGCGGAGTCTGGCAGGTCTGGCAGGTTCGCGTCATGACACCGTGCCTCCGCAGTTCCCGCAGAATTCCTGCTCGCCTGGAATCATGGCGGCGCAGCCCTGGCAGGCATGACGCGGCAGAGGCTGGTGTTGCCACTGCTCATCTGCCTGAGTATCACCCACCAATTCGTCGGCGATGTACTCGGCTCTGCGGATGGCGACAACGGCGAGGTCAATCCATTCGCGGTAGGTCCGCTCGGGCCCTTCATTCGCCAGTCCTGCATGCTCTATTTCCAGCAGTTCAGACCGGGCCGCGTTGACTGCGATATCGTCCCTATCAGCTTCGCCGTGTTCCGTTCTGGCATGCTGGATTCTCTCCTCGATTGCCTCGACTGTATCGTGCTGCATAATTGATTTCCTCACTTTCCGCAACTGCACAGGCTGATTTTTTTACCTGTGCAAGCTGTAAGTCCAATAACTCCAACTACTTAGATGCTTTTTTTCGGGGT